AGTACAACCGCCTGCGTCGCCTGGAAAAGCAGATCATGGCCCAGGTGGACAAGATGAGTGCGAAGAACCAGCGGGCGCTGCGGCGGCTGCTTCGGCAGGCGTATTCGCATTCGTATGAGTGGATGGCTTGGGCGATTGAGCGGGAGAGCCGGGCGCGTCTGTCGTATGCCGCGATTCCGCTTGAGAAAATCGACCGCATCATTGAAGAGCCGGTAGGCGGGCGAACGCTGAAAGGGCGGCTTTCCCGGCTCCGCCGGCAGACCGTCGACGAGCTTTTCCGGAGGATCACAGCAGACTTGGTCGAGGGCAGCACGCTGAAGAAGATGACCGCGAACGTCCGTGATGTGCTGAATACCAGCCATGCGGACACTGTCCGGATCGTCCGTACGGAGGCGCACCGGATCCAGGAGGCGGCGACGTTGGCCAGCGCGCAGCATGCGGATGCGCAGGGCGTCGTGATGATGAAGAAGTGGAATTCGCTGCACGACGAGAAGGTTCGGCACACGGCAGCCGCAAACCACCGGCTGATGGACGGGCAGGAAGTCCGGGTGGATGAGGACTTCGAACTGCGCCCGGGCGGCGGGTACGGGAAAGCACCGGGAAATACCGGTGTCGCCGCCCACGACATCAACTGCCGGTGCTTCACGACGTACAGAATCGCTGAGATCCAGCGCAAGACACACAAAGAGCTGGCAGACATCACGTTCGAGGAATGGAAGAAAACGCGGTTAAAGCAGCCGTAACGCGGCTGTTTTTCTATTTAAAAACCTGAGGGCGGGTGTCGGCGAACTCTGCGTAGGGCGTCGGCATGGCCGAACTCGAGAAATGGAGGAATCAGCGAATGCAAGACATGCTCAAATTGACGCCGCTCAGAATGGATCTGCAATTCTTTGCGGCGGACGCTGGCCAAGGTGGGGGAACTGACGCCGCAGGAGGCGTGCAGGGCCAACAAGGAGGCCAGGGGAATGGTGCAGGTGCCGGCGACGGCCAAAGCGGCTCTGGAGGCGATTCTGGCGGTCAGAGCGGGCATCAACTGACGCCCGAACTGGAAACATGGCTGCAGAAGCAAATCCAGTCCGCCGAGGACCGGGTCAGGACGGCATATTCGAAGCAGCTCAAGCAGCTTGAGCAACAGCTCCAGGCAAAAATGACCGAAGAGGAAAAGATTCAATACGAGCTGGAGAAAAAACGCCGTGAACTGCTGGAGAAGGAGGCGGCGTTGAAACGGCAGACGGTCGAGCTGGAAGCGACGAACCTGCTGGCCCAGGCCAACCTGCCGATCCAATTCAAACCGTTCGTGCTCGGCGACGATGTCGAGCAGACCAAGCAGCGCATCGAGGACTTCAAAAAGCTTTGGGACGCTGCTGTGTCCGAAGAAGTCACGAAGCGCATGGCCGCTGGCGGTCGGACGCCGCCCAGCGACGGAGCCGGAGGAAGAGCCGGCTTCAGCATGAACGACCTCATTCGCAGCGCCGCAAGGCGCTAATTTCATTTGCGGGAGAGTGAAAAGAAGATGCCTACGAATGCGATCCTTCGCACCGACGCGGAAGCCTTGATTCCCGAGGAAGTGGCTCGGGAAATCATCCAGGGCGTGCCGCAGTATTCGGCCGTCATGCAACTCGCGACGAAGTTGCCCAACATGACGGCGAAGCAAAAGCGTCTGCCTGTGCTCAACTCGTTGCCCATGGCATATTTCGTCAACGGCGACACCGGCACGAAGCAAACCACGAAGGTGGACTGGAAGAACAAGTACCTCGAAGCCGAGGAAATTGCGGTCATCGTGCCGATCCCGGAGGCTGTGCTGGATGACGCCGAATACGACATCTGGGGCCAAATCCGCCCGCGGATTGAGGCGGCATTCGGCGAAGTGTTCGACGCAGCCGTTCTGTACGGCACGAACAAGCCGTCCACCTGGCCGGATGGTATCGTGACGCAGGCTGAGCAAAAAGGCAAGGTCGTGACGCTCGGCACCGGAAACGATCTGTACGACGACATCATGGCCGAGGGCGGCGTGATCGACCTGGTCGAGCGCAGCGGCTTTTTCGTGAACGGACACGTGGCCGCCGTGAGCATGCGCGCGAAGTTGCGCGGGCTGAGGGACGCCGATGGTCAGCCGATCTTCAAGGCGACCATGCAGGAAGGCACCCGGTACCAGCTTGACGGTGAACGGATGATCTTCCCGCTGAATGGCGCGGTGGATCCGACGAAATCGCTGATGATTTCCGGCGACTGGAGCCAGCTGGTGTACGCGATCCGGCAGGACATCACGTACAAGATCCTGACGGAAGCGGTCATTCAGGACCCGGCGACCGGCGAGATCGTGTATAACCTCGCTCAGCAGGACATGGTGGCCCTGCGTTGCGTGATGCGGCTCGCTTGGCAAATTCCGAACCCGATCAACCAGCTCGACCGGAACGAAAACACCCGGTTCATGTTCTCCGTCCTGAAGCCGCCGGCATCGCCGTAATGATTCAACCCTGCGGAAGACGTGCTTCCGCAGGGTATTTTTCGATGAAAGGGTGATCGTGGTGCAAGTGGAAATGCTGGTGCAGACCTTCTACGGGCGGCCGCTGAAACCCGGGGATGTCATCGATGTGACCGAGGCCGTCGCGGCTCGCTGGGAAAAGCACGGGATCGCCAGACAGGTCCAGGAATCCGCACCGGAACCGCCTACTCCGCCGAAGAAGGGCGGAAAGAAAAATGACGCTGAATGAGCTGAAAACTCTGCTCGGGATCCCGGCGGAAGACACATCGAAGGACGCTCTGCTTGAAATTCTTCTGTCAGCTGCCATCGATTTCGTGATCGAATGGACACAGAATCCGTTCACGAAGAATGACAGCGACGCCATCATCCTGCCGTCTGGTGTGAAGCTGGCGATCAGCATGATGATCCAGGCGGCGTTGGCTGCGGGTATTGGCACGGAGGGCGCGGCCGCCGGGGTGGTCGAATCCGAGCAGGTTGGCCAGCTGCGGCAGACGTTCCGGAACCCGGCGGAAATCTGGACGACCGGCGGGGGAATCAGCGGCGCATCCGGCGGCAACACGGCGCCATGGTTCGCGCTCCTGAAACCGTACACCCGGATCCGGTTCGTGCCGGCCGGGTCCAGCAAGCGGGATGTGCTGCCATGCCCGTGAAGGTTCGCGATGAAAACCGCATCCCCCGGCTCCTGAAGGAGCTGGACAACCTGGGCAAGCGGAAGATCCGGGTCGGCATCATGGGCGGCGACATGGCCATGATCGGCCGGGTGCATGAATTCGGCGCCCGGATCCCGGTGACGCCGAAGATGCGGAAGTGGTTCGCTGCGCAGGGGTATCCTCTGCGAAAAGACACAACGCACATCGTCATTCCGGAGCGCTCGTTCATCCGCGCCGGTTTCGACGAAAACGAAAAAGCGTTTCTGGAAGAAGCGAAAAAATGGTTGATCGAGGCATTCCGGAAGGGCACACCGTCGGACACGGTGCTGGAAGCCCTGGCCTTGCAGCTGCAGGGCATGATGCAGGAGTACCTGCGGAACTTGAGCGAACCGCCGCTTTCCCGGATGACCGTGGAAATGACCGGGCGAAGCAATCCGCTGGTCCATACCGGGCACCTGCTTGAGGCGATCGTGTACGAGGTGGTGTGACGTGCCGAATCTGTATCGTTTCAGGCACCTCATCGAAAAATACAGCGTTCCGTGCCAGCTCATCAGCCGCGAAACCGGGAGCTACGATAACGACGGCATCTGGCGTGAGCCGCATGACGTCACTCGTGACACGAAAGCAGTCATTCTTCCAGTTCCGGAGCGCACACTGTACGAATCTGGCGGGCGGTACACGGCGGAGGACCGGCTGATCATCGCCCTCGAAGCGTTCCCGCTACAGTCGCACATCGTTTACCGCGGAAAGAATTACCGGATCGAGGAAGAAACGGACTTCTCCGAATATGCGGACTTCCACCAGTACCTTGCAAAGCGGGTGAGCGCGGTTGATTGATTATGCCAGCCTCAGATCAGCCATCGTCCGCCCGCTGTCCGCGGCGCTTGGAATCCCGGTCATCATGGGAGACCAGACGGGGAAAATGCCGCCGTATCCGTTCGTCACGTACAAGATGACGTCTCCGTACCTCGCGCCCGCGCACGGCGTCGAGGATGTCGAGAACGTGGACGGCGGCATCCGGCGGACGCAGGAAAAGCATGTCGAGATCGTGTTTTCGTTCACGGTGCACTCCCGGGACGCGGACGATGCCTACCAGCGATGCTATGCGCTCATCGAATTTTTCGACTTCACGGGGCGGGATGCGCTGCGCGGCGCCGGGATCACGGTCGTCGAAATCACCAACGCCCAGAACCGTGACGTGTTCCTTACGGTCGAATATGAGCGCCGAGTCGGCTGCGACGTGCGGTTCCGGGTTGTGGCCCGGTCCGAAATGGACGACG